TTATATTTGGTAATCCTGGTGGAGGTAAGTCTTGGATGCTTGTTAACATAGGAGCAGAAGCAGTTAAAAGAGGTTACACTGTTTGTCACTACACATTAGAGTTGTCTGAGTACTATGTAGGTAAACGTTATGACGCATTGTTTACAGGTATTGATGTACAGAATGTACAAAAGAATAGACAAACTATTGAAGAGACAGTTAGTAAGATTAAAGGTAAGCTTATCATCAAAGAGTTCCCTATGGGAAAAGCTACTACTCATTCAATCGAATCCCATATCCAGAAGTGTAGAGATCTAGGCTATCCTCCAGATTTAGTTATCATTGACTACGTTGACTTATTAAAAAGTAAAACCAAGTCTATTGATCCTAAAGATGCAATTGATGATGTCTATACTGCTACAAAAGGTATGGCAAGAGAACTTAAAGTGCCTATTTGGACCGTATCACAGGTTAATCGTGCCGGTGCTAAAGACGATGTGATTGAAGGAGATAAGGCAGCAGGATCATATAACAAGATGATGATTGCAGACTTTGCAATGTCACTGTCTAGAAAAAGACAAGACAAGGTAAATGGAACAGGACGTATTCATATTATGAAGAATCGTTATGGTATGGATGGTATGACTTATGCTGCCAAGATTAGCACTAATAATGGGTATATAGAGATCAACCCAGATAGTATGGATGATGATGAATTAACGTTTGAAACTTCTACTCCAACATCAGGATCTAACAAGTCTTTTAACTCAGGTTTGGATAAAGATGAAAAAGCTTATTTGGCAGGTAAATTTTTTGAGCTAGGACTATAAATTAACCCCAAAAGGTCATATTTATTAGAGAAAATACAGACATATGAATTTTTTGATCGACTTATTTAGAAAGGCAGTTAAAGGAGATAACTTTAGAACTACAGCATCTCCTGTTAAATATAATGACCAAATTGCTCAGCTTAACTCAGTTAACCCTAATCAAGCTAGCAAATTGAATACTAATACGATCAATAAGATTCAGAAGACTAAGCCTACATTGACTCAAAGTACTTCAGGCAATTCAGTACTTCCAGGAAGTAAGTAATTAGTTCAAACACAACAGATCTTAAATTAATCAGGTTATGACTAGGCTAGAAGGAAAAGAAACCTTCTAGAGGCTAAACTATTTTTTAAACTTTTATAAAACAAAACTAAAATGGACATCACGCAGCAAATTCTATCAGAGATCACAGTATATAACAAATATGCAAAATATCTACCAGAATTTAAAAGACGTGAAACGTGGAATGAAATAGTTACAAGAAATAAGGAAATGCATCAGCAAAAGTTTCCTTCTTTATTTAATGAAATAGAAGACGTTTATAAACTCGTATATGATAAAAAAATTCTTCCGTCAATGCGCTCAATGCAATTTGCAGGTAAGCCCATTGAAATTAATAATGCTCGTATATTTAACTGCTCTTTTGCTCCTATTGATGACTGGCGTGTATTCTCAGAAGTAATGTTCCTTCTTTTAGGAGGTTGCGGTGTAGGATATTCCGTTCAACATCACCATGTTGATCAACTTCCTGAAATTATTAAGCCAATCAAAGAAAAGCGTTTCTTAGTTGGTGATTCTATCGAAGGTTGGGCTGATGCTGTTAAGATACTAATGAAGTCTTATCTTGTAGGTGGACCTAGACCTAAATTTGATTTTCGTGATATCAGACCAAAAGGCGCAATGCTAATTACAGCAGGTGGTAAAGCTCCTGGTCCTGAACCATTGAAAGAGTGCTTATTCCAGATACAAAAGATTCTTGATCGTAAAGAGACTGGCGATAAGTTAAAGCCAATCGAGTGTCATGACATTATTTGCTATATTGCAGATGCAGTATTGTCTGGTGGTATTCGTCGTGCTGCTTTGATTAGCTTGTTTTCTTTCAATGATGAAGAGATGCTTACATCTAAGTTCGGTAGTTGGTGGGAACAAAATCCTCAAAGAGGACGTGCGAATAACTCAGCAGTTATACTTCGTGATCGCATTCAAAAAGAAGAGTTTATGGACCTTTGGAAAAAGATTGAATTGTCTAATGCAGGTGAACCTGGCTTCTTCTTAACTAACGATAAAGATTGGGGAACTAATCCATGTGCTGAAATTGCACTTAGACCATTCCAATTCTGTAACTTGTGTGAAGTTAATGTATCTAATCTTGAGTCTCAAGAAGATCTAAATGAAAGAGTTAAAGCTGCTGCATTCATTGGTACGCTTCAAGCTTCATATACGGACTTTCATTATCTTCGTGATATTTGGAAAAGAACAACTGAGAAAGATGCATTGATCGGTGTTGGTATGACAGGCATTGCTTCAGGTGCAGTATTGAAATTAAATATGAAAGAAGCTGCTCAAATAGTAAAAGAAGAAAATGAAAGAGTTGCAAAAGTAATAGGCATTAATAAAGCTGCTAGATGTACAACAGTTAAACCTTCAGGAACTACATCAATGGTTCTTGGTACATCATCTGGAGTACATGCTTGGCATGACAATTTCTACATTCGTAGAATGAGACTTGGTAAGAATGAAGCTCTTTATACATACCTTTCTATTTATCATCCTGAGTTGGTAGAAGACGAATACTTCAAGCCACAATCACAAGCTGTAGTATCTGTTCCACAAAAAGCACCTGAAGGAGCAATCACAAGGTCTGAATCAGCGATGGATTTGCTTCATAGACTTGAAAAGCTACACAAAGAATGGATTAAGCCAGGACATAGAACAGGACGTAATACCCACAATGTATCAGTAACAATATCTCTTAAACCAGAAGAGTGGCCAGAAGTTGGTGAGTGGGCATGGGCAAATAGAAATAACTATACAGCTTTGTCTTGTCTACCTTATGATAACGGCTCATATGTCCAGGCACCTTTTCAGACCATAACTGAAGAAGAGTTTAATAGAATATCTTCTCAACTTAATAATATCGATCTATCTAAGATTGTTGAAGAAGGAGATAATACCGATCAGAAAGGTGAACTAGCCTGTGTTTCTGGACAATGCGAAATTATTTAATCGCAGTCTTATTTTACTTCACAATCTGATATTTATTATAAATAGACTGTGATTGTATATAAAACGACAAATTTAATAACAGGTAAATTCTATATAGGTAAGGATAAATACAACAATCCTAACTATTTAGGGTCGGGGATTAAATTAAAAGACGCAATAAAAAGATATGGGTTAAACAATTTCAAAAAAGAAATTTTAGAATATTGTAAATCATATAATGATCTAAATGAAAGAGAGAGGTTCTGGATTGAATATTATCAATCTACTAATCCTATACTTGGATATAATATATCAACTGGGGGCGATGGAGGAGATACTTTTACTAATCATCCAAATAAAGAACAATATAGAAATAAATTAAGAGTAGCTTCTTCTATAGTAAATAAAAAACTGAAAGAAAAAAGAAAAGCAGATGCTATTAATTTATGGCAAAACGAGTCCTATAGATTAAAAGTTATGGATGGAATTAATAAACGATACAAAGATCCAGAGTATATACAAAGGTTAAAACAATCTATAAAATCGGCCCATAACAAACCAGAAGTAAGAAAGAAAAAGAGTGAAGTACAAAAAGGATCAAAAAATAGTAGGTGGCTAGGTAGAATAATAGTAACTAATACAGAAGGTCATATTATAGGAGAATATGAAACAGCAGTGGATGCCTCTAATCATTTAAAAATACCAGCACATACAATAAGACAAAAATGTAGAAGCGGAGAACCTTATAAATCACTAAAAATAGACAAAAGTTTATTTGGCGTTTTATTTTCATTTGATAAATCTTAGCACTATATTTATTAGAGTAAATGTAAAGATGGCCAGAAACAACAGTATATTTCCTTTAGGAGCCGGCCCTAATCAAAGAACTTCAACTTTTTTGGTAGGAAAGGCTTCTAAATTTATGCCTGAAACCATAAGAAGGCCAGGATACTATACATCTACAAAGCATTTAAGGGACGAAGTAACACCAGAAGAGGCATTTGTTTCCAGTTTTGATAGTCAAGTAGTACCTAATATTCTACCTAGTTTGGGTCAGATAGAATCTCCTGATTCTAATATTAGTTATTTAACTACTGAATTAAATAACATTCTCATGACAGAGGATGATAACAATATAATTTTGGAATAATGGCTAATGTTAAAATAACTGAATTACCTCAAGTCTCCAATGTATTAGGAACAGATATACTTCCTACAGTTGCATCTTCTGCTACATCAAAAATAACAATAACAGACTTAGCCAATTCACTTCCTCAAGTATCTTCTTCTATAAGCGCATCTTATATTTCAGGTTCTAGTGCTATTGTTACTAGTTTGACTAGTAGCAATGATGCACTTATAAACGGTGTTGCTGTAGGCAGAGGATCAAATTCAGCTTTAAACAACACTATACTTGGAGTTGATGCATTATGCGCAAATACAACAGGTGTATTTAATATAGCTATTGGATTAAATGCACTATGCGGGAGTACTGGAGGGTTTCGTAGTGTTGCTATCGGCGCATATGCATTAAGTTCAAATACAATAGGAAATAACAATGTAGCTGTCGGCTTTAGAACTCTGCAGAGCAATACTACCGGTACCGCTAATACAGCAGTAGGTTATCAGGCATTAAGGTGCAATGTAACAGGTAGAGCGAATACAGCAGTAGGGTATAGAGCATTAAGGTACAATGTAACAGGTGAATTTAATACGGCAGTAGGTACTTTTGCGCTAAATCGTAATACTACAGGTATTAATAATGTTGCAGTAGGTTTATGTGCATTAAGAAATAATACCACAGGAAATAGTAACGTAGCATTAGGTACATTTGCATTAAGAGATAATACAACCGCAGGATATAGTGTAGCAGTTGGACATGGAGCTTTAACTTTAAACACTTCCGGTAGGTATAATACAGCTATCGGAAGTTGTTCAATGGCAGGTAATACTATTGGTAACTGCAATACAGCTGTTGGTACAAGCGCATTAAGATGTAATACTACAGGTATTAACAACACCGCTATTGGTATGAACAGTATGTACCAAAATACAAGCGGCCAAAACAATACAGCAGTTGGACAACTTGCACTTGCTTGCAATCAGACTGGATTCTCTAATACAGCTTTCGGTACACAAGCCCTTCGTAATAGTACTGTAAGCAGTAATAGTGCTTTCGGTAATTTTGCGATGAACGCTAACACAATCGGAAGTAGAAATACTGCAGTTGGAGATAACGCATTAAGATACAATACAACAGGTAACTGTAATACGGCGGTAGGTGATGCTGCTTTAATTACAAATACAGTAGGCCAGCAAAATACCGCAGTAGGTATGTTTGCCTTAAGAGAAAATAATGCTTCATTTAATACAGCAGTAGGTACCCTTGCACTAAGAGCTAATACAATTGGTTCAAACCTAACCGCAGTAGGATGGCAATCTCTTTACCGTAACGTAACTGGTGCAAATAATACCGCCGTAGGTAACGAAGCATTGAGACTTAATACATGCGGTTCAGGTAATACAGCAGTAGGTGTTTTTGCACTTACTTCTAATGTAACAGGTAATAATAACACAGCAGTCGGTATTAACTCGTTAATATCAAATACTATCGGTAATTACAATACAGCATTAGGTAGTACTTCATTAAGAAATAACACTACAGGTAATTTCAACACTGCTGTAGGTATGAGTGCTTTATGCTCTAACACTACCGGTTACTGTAATACAGCATTAGGTTCTAGAACTTTAGCACTTAATACTACTGGTGTTAACAACGTAGCTGTAGGATATAATGCACTTGTTAATAATACGATAGGT